ATGGGCACTATAGTCTCAAAACCACGCAAAGATGGCAGTATCTCACATTGCGCGCAGATACTCATCAAGCGAAAAGGCAAAATTGTCCATCGAGAAAGCAAGGTCTTCTCCCGCAAGAGGGCAGCCCAAGCATGGCTCAACAAACGAGAGACCGAATTATCGCTTCCAGGTGGGCTAGAACAAGCCCAAAAACCCTCGAAGACTTTAGGGGAGGTAATAAAGCGATATATCGAAGATCACAACAAAAACATTGGCCGCACCAAGGCACAGGTTTTAGAGACAATCCGAGAGCAACATGCGATCGCAGACCTGGACTGCACTGAGATCCGGTCCGAGCACATCGTTGAGTTTGCAAAACAGCTTTCTCAAAACGTCCAGCCGCAAACAGTCGGCAATTATCTCTCCCATCTTTCAGCGGTGTTTTCCATTGCACGCGCTGCATGGGGCTATCCTCTCGACAAGCAAGTCATGGAAGACGCGCATATCGTATGCAAACGCCTGGGCATCACATCAAAGTCCAAACAGCGGGAGCGCCGACCATCACTGGAGGAGCTGGACAAGCTGCTAAAGCATTTTTGCCTGAGCCAAACAAAATATCCCGGCAGCACTCCTATGCAGCAGATTATCCCGTTTGCTCTTTTTTCTACGCGCCGTCTTGATGAGATTTGCAGACTAACGTGGGCTGACTTCGACAAAGATCACAAACGCATCTGGGTGAGAGACATGAAGCACCCTGGTGAGAAGATCGGAAACGATGTTCTGGTTGACCTGCCAGACCGAGCAATCTCTTTCCTTGAAAATCAAGATGAAGTTGACGAGAAGATTTTCCCTTACAACCCGAGAACCATCTCAACGACCTTCACGAGAGCCTGCAAGGTGCTTGGCATTGAGGATCTGCACTTTCACGATCTGAGGCACGAGGGCATTTCGATCTTGTTTGAAAGCGGCCTAACCATCCCTCACGTCGCAGCTGTTTCTGGCCACAGGAGCTGGACCTCACTGAAGCGTTACGCTCACATTCAAAGCAGTGCAGACAGATATGAGGATTGGGATTGGTTGAATAAGTTGCTGGTGACCATGGATAACTCAGCAGATAAAACCTTAGAGTTCAGCACCGCCGAAAGCTAGGTTTGACACTTGGAGTTAGATGAATAGAAGGGAGCACTCACCCTTCTATCCAATTTGCGGGTGTTATCCCGGTCTGCCAGAGGTATCCCAGAACATAGGATCCATTATTGGTTCCGCGGCAACAGAAGTGCCTGCGATACCTTCCATAGATCCTGGTTTAACTTCCAGCATTCTCCATGCTTCGGGGTGCTTCATGAGCTCATGGTGCGGTGAAAGGACTTTCGCTTGAACGAAGCCCCTTGATGCATAGTAGCTCGGGTGCCCAAGAACAAAGATTGCATCTGCGCCAATGAGTTTCAGATGATACACGCCTTTCTCGATCAGCTCTTTGCCGATCCCTGTTCCCTGATGCTCAGGCAAAACACCGAGCGGAGCCAGAAGAAAACACTTCTTCTCTGGGTGATCATCAAGTTGGAACGGCGAAAAGAGTATGTTTCCGGCTATCCGCAGTCCTCGATAAACATTGATCGAGATAGTTTCAGGCAACAACAAAAACTCTTCCGTCATTTTTTCTATGACAGGGCCTTCCTCTTCGCCAAAAGCTTGCAAGTGAAGGTCTTGTATTTCTACTTTATCGTTTTCAGTATTGATCATGCTAATTTTCCATGTTGGTTTCGTGGTTGCGCTTCACCAGATCCATCAAATTTAGCGATCGCGTACGAGTTGCGGGCCTTTGCAGAACAGATCGCCAGCAGTGACTTGTCTGATCTGCACAGTATTAAGATGTTGGATAAGCTTCGGAATTTCCGGACAAATCGCGTAATTCACCGACGACGACATCTTGATCAAGCCCGCGCACGGCTACCTAACGGTTATCAACCTGAGATCTTACAAGTATAAGACCTCTTTTGGTGACACGGTAAGGTGCGCTTTGCTTGGACGCGATCAATTTTCGACGTTTGAGCTTGCGAAATACTTCGTCGCTCAGGCCGGAAAATCTCCACCCTTCACGGGTGAATAATTCGATTTTGGAAATATGGCGGCCGTCGTCTTTTTCGACGCGGATGTAACCGCCTTGCGCCAACATATGCAGAATTTTCTGCTCTGGTCTGGAGATGTCCATTGGAGTTGGTTACCCAAATACATGCGTAGTCGTCTCCCTTTCCAATTGAATTGGACCGGGTGCATGAATTTCAGCTTTCTGCCAGGCCGGGTATCACTCTGATACAAGCGATAGATCCAACCCTCTTGCAATACGACCTAAATGTCAGATTGCGAAAAGGCAGTCAGCAAGGTTACCGATTCTCTTGTTTAAACAAAAACTCTCCAGATTTGTGGCTGTGAAGCAGCGACTTCGTACATTATGCGCATCGCATTTGGCAAGTACTTTTTTAAGGAGGATGATTGCGAAGGGCAAAGAGGCTGCTGTGGCGGCGTTTACATACGCTAGATGCAGCGCCTCTACGATGGCAGTGACGATATGCAAGAGGTCTGGAAGGAATGGTAACGCGAATTAGCACGGATTACATAAGAGGATTATTGCAAGTGCGTAAACGCAAATAGTCCAACAAAGGTGGATGGTCAGCGCTTACTCTTGATCCGGGCTGCGACTATCCAGCAGCGTGCAGCGTCAATGATGCATAGCGCTACGAATTTGTCTGTGGGGAGTGCAGATTATCGCATAGAGAAACTATCCGCTACTGATAGAAGCGACGACGACATATAAGACTAATTAGGGACAAGTTTATGAAATTACTTTCTATTTCGTTTGGGCTGCTTTTGGCAACAGGTTCTGCGGCGGTTGCTAAAGATCAGGTGAGTGTTGATGAAATGAAAGAGCTTCTCGTCACTGAACTGCGCGCTAACAACTGCGAAATCAAGTTTCCTGATCTAATGAAGATATTGCAAAAGAATGGCTTCACACCTGACAAAAATGAAACGACGGGCAAAAGCGATTTTGACGTTGCTCAAGATGCCATCAAGTTGCTGGACGATGAAAACAAGGCTGATACAGAAGCCCGTACTTTGATTTTGACTGACGGTTCCTGCTGATCATTCAAAGATAATTTTGTAGTACGCGTTAAAAATCGGCTTTCTCCCAAAAGCCGATTTTTTCTCTCTCGCCCTGTTAGAGCTTACCTCTCGGGTATTGACCCGTTATCTTCTGTAAAATGGAACAGGAATTATTCGAGCAAGCGTCAGGCTCCCATTTCGGCTGTATCGTCGGTCTTAAGGGCAAAGGCAGCAAAAACAAGTGCAGAAGAAGCCTCTTTTTATCGCCTTAAGTCGGGACCACCACCCCAATAGGTGGTGAGGCCTCTCCCTACCCCACATAACTCTCCACCAATGAGAGGGGCAGTATCACTGCTCTTCTTTGCTTGCCGTCGATCATGATGGCGTTTTGGGATTGGCAGGCGGCGGGGAGTTTTTGCAAGGCTAGTTTCCAGTTGCCGTGCCATTGGGTGAGGCGGAAGACCTCCCACAGGTAGTCGTGATCGTAGGCGATGGCGACGCCGTCGGGGTAGGCATGGGGGCGCAGTTTGAGGCCCAGTTGTTCCATGCGGCGGGCGCCGACGTCATCTGCCAGGGCGAAGGCCAGGGCAATGCGGACGGAGAGGTTTTTGCCGCAGGTGAAGTTGATCAGGTGGGTCAGGCAGCCATCGGGATCATCGGCGGCGGTGCCGGCCACCTGGTTGACGCCCTCGCCTGCGATATCCGGCAGGCCGAGCCTGTCCCACAGCTGCATGGCGGCCTCGCGGCCATAGATGTAGCGCGCTTCTTTGAGCAGATTGGCGCGGGCGTTCATCTCGTTGACGAGCAGCACCTGCTTTGCGTCTGGCCCTTGCTGCTTTTGCGGTGTGGGGCCCATGGAGTAGGAGCCGGACTGGCGCAACGCGGGCAGCACTTCTGCCGTCACCCATTTTTTGAACTTTTTGGCCGCTGGCTTGCGGGATTCAAAAATGAGCGAGTAGAGGCCGCTCTCATTCACCGCAGTTGTTTGCCGCCTGCCCGCGTTCGTGTCGGTTGAAACGACACGAACGTCATCGCTGTCAAGTTTGGTGACGGCATCGCGGCTGTTCTTGATCTCCAGCACGGTGCAGACATCTTTGGCGATGAACCAGAACAGGCCGTCTACCGACAATGTACGCAGGCTGTGATCTTCAAAGTCGAAGATGGTGAGCGCGCTCATGCCTGCCCTCCCCGGTTCAGCTTGCTGATGTTGCTTTCCATGGCGTCCAGCTCCCTGATGAGATCGCTGTGACGCTCGGAGAGTTCATCCTGCAAGGCAACGGCTGCGTTCCACAGCGGGCTTGGACTGGAGATTTCATTAGAGACATGCCCCAGAGCCTGAAACAGCCCCTCGATGCGTGCTGCAAGGCTCTGCAGTGCCGAATGGCTGGAGGAAAGGGCTTGAAGTGAGGTATTCCGGGAAAATTCTGTCATGACTAATTCCCTTGTGTATGGATTTAGTCTGGTCGACACCTGCGAAAATGGCGGCCAGACGCCACGGGTTCGCAGACCGGCACACAAGGAAACCGGCAGGCATAAAGCCTCCCATAACGCCTGACCATATGCGCAACAAAAAACGCGCTCAAAAGCGGTTTTCTGGCGCGTCGACGCCTTGTGTGTTTCATTCAGGCTGCGAAACCCGGCTCACCGCTTTCGGATGAGCATGGACAGGTTGACGGAGGATGGGAAGGTTGTCAAGGGAGGTGAGTTGTTCATTTAGAAGGTAGTCAAGTTCTAGCGCGAACTTGAAACTAAATTCTTCGTCGAAGCTCAAACTCGAGGTTATACACGTAGTCGAGGCTCGAAGTAGAAGCCAAACTCTTAGTCGAAGCTCAAAATCGAAGCTATACTCCTACTAGAGGCTCGAAGTAGAAGCCAAACTCTTAGTCGAAGCTCAAATTCGAAGCTATACTCTTAATCAAGACTCGAAGTAGAAACTAAACTCTTAGCCAAACCTCGAAAGTGAACTAACTCTAGAAATATAAAATAGCTATAGATAAGTTTATAAGAGTCATATGAGAGGCATACAAGCTAGTAGATAGATCATATAGCAATCGACTACCAATCAATATCGACTATAAGAGAACTTTCAAGAAATAAATGATTGGTCAATGTTTGGCCAACTATTCATATATATTCTTCATCACGAAGGATAAGCAGTAAATAGAAAGATTTTACTCTCAAATTCCTATTCTTTTCGGTGGATATTGCATTTTTTCTCTAACCGCAAGCGACGCATCCCTTGTTGAAACCAAGGCAATGTGATTGATTATCTTTCGGCGTAACTGTCTCAGTAATGAAATGAAGCGTCAAAAAAATAAAAGCGGCTTCCTTTGCAGAGGAAACCGCTTTTGTGAACTTTAATAGTACCAAAGGTGTTGGTCCTAAAAGTCCCATCTACAACAGCTATTCTAGCTGACAGGACGACTTGGAGCAACAGCTTTGGTGCCTCAAAACTAGAGGTATTAATACGATGACTGATTTCAGTCGCTCTTCTACGCCTACGCGTAGAGTAATTCTTCGTCGTTTTCGCAAAGATCCAAGAACTGGCAAGCTAATAGGTACTCACTTTGTGGGCTATCGAGCAAAGCCCAACCCATTCGATGATTAACTCAGAAAGCCCCGTCACTTCGGCGGGGCTTTTTTATGGCCAATCAGGCAGAGCTTGCCATCTAATAGGCGCAATAAACTCAGCAATACAAACCCGTAAAAAGTGATTAAAATCAGTGTGTAATTTCTATTTGAGTCTCTAAAGAGCTGCGCTGATGTACAAAAAAATCAACAAGATTGAGAGTTTCGGTGTCTTCAATGACTTTGTCTGGGACAATTCTGTAATTGCAAAAGGCACAGAACCCGATGAGTTCAAGAAGCTAAATATAATTTATGGACGAAATTATTCAGGCAAAACGACATTATCTCGCATGTTTCGAGCAATGGAACTCGGACGGTGGCCTGAAAATTACAATGCTGCAAAGTTCTCAATTACTGACACTGCAAATATTCAATTTGATCAATCTGCACACTCCATTGAAGAAAACGATTGCATCCGCGTTTACAACAAAGATTTCGTTTCTGAAAATCTGGGCTTTCTAACATCTGCTGATGGAGAGATTAAACCGTTTGCTGTGCTTGGTACGGTTAACAACCAGCTTGCTAGAATGGCAAAAGATCTAAAAGACAGATTGGGGTCTAAAGACGATGAGACTGGGTTACTTGGAGAGCTTAAGCATGCAGATGATGAAACGACAAAGGCTTCGCAGGAACTAAAATCTAAAAAGAAAGACTTTGAAGAGTTACGAAAGAAGTTTGCTAGCAGCACCGTCAAGCCTAATCCGCTTCTCGGTGAGTACAACTACAACATTTCAAAACTAGATAAAGACATCAAAGACTGCGAAAAGGACACGAAATCACATATCCTGAATGACGAAATCAAACACCAGCTGGAAAGTTCGATCAATGAACCCCGCAGGAAAGATATTTCGACCAGTGAGTTTGACCTATCTGCCCTCCTTTCGTTTGTTTCACGAGTAAACTCAGCTCTGGTAGAAGAGCTTGCGCCAGATTTTACACTTGCGGAACTGGTTCACAATAAAGCCCTACAACGTTGGGCAGAGAACGGAATAGAACTGCATAAGGGTAAGAGAAGCACATGCGGTTTTTGTGGTTCAGATCTTCCAGAGGACATTTGGGAGAAGTTTGATGCACATTTCAATCAAGAATCCAAAAGACTAAAGAAAACAGTCAATGATCTAATTAATGAGGTAGAGCACATTTCTTTGAAGTTTGAGGATGTGATCACCTACAACCTTGATGAGACGTATGAGAGTTATCGTGAAACTCTCTCCGTTTTCTTTGAGCAAGTGAACACTGAAACTGAGAAAATCAACGCTTATATCAAAAATGCGAAGAACGAACTTCACAAGAAACTGGACGATGTTTTTTCTCCTCGGCAGATACTCCCAATATTTCAGTCAAATCTACTTGATTCAATTACCTCACTGCAAGCGGTCGAAGTCGAGCATAACAAGCATAGTGAGCAACTAGATGGAAAGAAGAAAGAAGCTCAAGCTCAGATAAAAAACAATCTGATTGCTCAGTTTATCAGTAGCGCGGACTACTTCATCCGAAACCAAGCAGTGATCGATGCGCAAACTCGATATGATGAGGTCAAGGTGCGATGTGATCTGCTAACGGAGAATGTGAAAGAAATTGAAACTCAGTTAGAAGAGCTACTTGCTGAACGTATTGATGAAACTCACGGCGCCAAGATTGTAAGTAATTACCTGAGGAACTTCTTTGGTCACAATGGACTGGAGTTGGTTGCAATTAAAGGGACCAAAGGCACACAGTTCAAAGTACATCGAGCGAAGAAACTAGCTCATAACCTTAGTGAAGGCGAGTGCAGCTTGATTGCATTTTGTTACTTTATGGCTCGGCTGAGAGATGTTCAATCACAGGAAAAGAACTTGATAGTATGGATTGATGATCCAATCTCTAGCCTTGATAATAATCACGTTTTCTTTGTTTTTAGTTTGATAGAAGCTGAACTTGCTCGGCCAATTAAAGAAGATGGGCAACCCCAAAAAAAATACCGATACGACCAGCTGTTTATCTCAACTCATAATCTTGAGTTTTTGAAGTTTCTTAAGCGCTTAAGTGTCCCTATGACAAGGATCGAGGGAAAAAAGAATCCAATTACCGACTCTCGTTACTTCATGGTTGAGCGAATCAAAGACGAAAGTGCCTTGAAGAAGATGCCGCAGTATCTTTCTAAGTACATTACTGAGTTCAACTATCTGTTTCATCAAGTCCACAACTGTGCAACCATGCTGCAAACAGATGATAACTTTGAGAGTTTCTACAACTTCGGCAACAACTTGAGAAAATTTCTCGAAGCGTACTTGTACTTCAAGTACCCATCGACAAGATTAACAGCAGATCAACGTATCCAAAAGTTCTTTGCCCCTGATACTGGTGCTGCTGCATTGACAGGACGCGTGGCAAACGAGTTCTCTCATTTGGAAGAAATCTTTGATCGCAGCATGTCTCCCATTGACTACGACGAAATTCAAAAACTCGCGCGGTTTGTTTTGAAACGCATAAAGGAAGCAGATATCGACCAATATACCTCCTTGTTAGAGAGCATCGGTAAAGAGCTATCAGAAGATAATCTAGAAGCAGCTCCCGAACCCGCCTAATCAAGCAGTTGATGAATCGATAAAACTTATTTTCTCATTTGGAGTTTGTATATGTCCGGAACCGAAATGCCGAGTTTAGAGCCAACGGCAGCAGATGACATAAAACCAGCAGTTAAAGCAGTTGCGAGTTTAACTCCCTTTGTTGGTGGGGCGATTGCTGAGTACCTTGATACTGTTATTAGAGATAGGCGCTCTGATCGGATCGAGGCATTTATTCAAATGCTTGAAAAGAGAGTTAGTGATTTAGAGATTAACATTAAGGATTTGAAGTTAGAGGATTCTGAAACTCATATTATTCAAGAGGGTTTTATCGCTGCTTCAAGAACTCCCAACAGAGAAAGCATCGAGCAAATTGCCCGTGTAGTCTTTGCCTCATTCAAATCTGATGAAAGTACTCAAGCGCGAAACCGACTATTTATGCGGCTGTTAAATACTTATGAAGTAAGGCATTTCATGCTGTTGGAGCGGTTCCATAAACAGCAAGACATACAGCAAGAAGCAGCTATAAAGTACAACATAAAAACACTCGCCGACTTAGATAAAGCTTATGTCTCACAACTAGTTGCAGATGGAATGCTTATCCAAGCGCCTGCAGGTTGGGGCGGAGTTTCAGACGCTATGGGATACGAAACAAGTACTTTAGGAAAGGATTTTCTTCATACCACCGGTTGGGAGTTCGCATCAAAAGATGAAGCTATAAGTGACTAACTTATCGTTGTATTCAAAAACCGCAGCCAAAGCATGGTGGCTGCGGTCAAGAGCAAAGTCATTTAAGCCTCAAGACATTGATGTGATCAAGCTCGCTTTGAGGATCGTCATCACAGGCGAGCGAGACATGCTATCTGCCATCAGAGGGCTTCATGGAAATGGTTCTTTGGCTGACGCCGGATGACTTGTCCGCCCTCACTTCACTGCAGTCAATAATGGTCAGATATTGCGTGTCCCCTGTGGTGTGAAGCACCGTACCTTCCGCCGCCACCATCACATGTCCGGTGTCATCAGCCGTCTCAGGGTCTTCAGAGTTCTAATTCTTCTCCCGCAATTGCTTTCTTTTGAGCTGAATATCCAGAAACCTCAGCCAGACCACGAAGGCGGCGCCGAGCACGGTCAGCAGAATTATTGCGGCCTGCAGGAGCGGTTCTGCATAGCCCTCCCAGATGTTGGCGATCCAGGCAGAGCCTAAGGCTGCGGCGGTAGAAATCTCGTTGCGGGTGATCATGCAGCCCTCTCCTCAAAACAAAAGAAAACCCGGCATCGTGTGAGGCCGGGCTGAAGCGTCTTTTCCTGTGCCGGGCTTAGTTGTCCAGACACCACGGCGCTGCTTTGGTGCCGCCGTCGTAAGTCACCGCATGGCCGTTTTGGATGAGCAGTGCTCCCAGATCCCGCCCATCACTCAGGGCCAGTTTGCCCACGGCGCGGCCCGCATATTTGCCAAGCTTCACCCCGGTCAGCAGCAAGGTGTCATCCGGCTTTACATGGGCCTTCACAAACTCGGTTGCTTTGACGCCCAGTTGCTTCTCATGGGTCTTGATATGCGCCGGCACATTCGCCGCCTTGCCGCCATAGAGCGCGGTGCAGCCGGTGCTGCGCTTTTCCGGCGTATCAATGCCCTCCAGCCGCACATCCACACGCTTGAAGTCCATGGGCCAGACCTCCACAAACACGCGCAGCGTATCGGCATCAACGACTTTAATTGTCCTGGCGGTGTAGGGCCCGGGCAGCGTCCGGCTCTTGGCCAGCCCCTGCTCCGCGCTCGCCCAGATCGTCAGGCACAGCACTGCTGTCAGAAGATGTTTCATGGTGACCTCTTAAGGTTTGGCAGGCCGGTTGCTGCCATGTGTCGATGATGCACACAGCCCGTCGCAGGGCCTGATAGTGCGCTGTGATCTGTCGCAGCTTTGCGTGCCGTGGCAGGGTTTCCAGCTCCTGTGCCACAGCGGCGGAGTACGTCAGGCTGTAGGGATGGAGCGTGGGAGTGGGAAAGCGCCAGTCATACCCAGCGGGCTGTGTTGGCGGGGACGGATCAGAGCCCGTGCTTGCGCAGGCGCTCAGGCACATCACCAGGGCTATCATCCAGCAGCTCGCGATTGGCCGCAGCCTCGGCCTCTCTGGCCCGCTGCTCAAAGTCATGATGCTCCTCCGTCTTATTGAGCCGATCGGTGCGAGCCTGCGCACGTTTCTGGTCAAGACGGCTAAACAGCGCCTCGACCACGGCTTTGAGGAAGACACGCAGCAGCTGGCTCATGTGTTGCCCTGCCCGGTTGCCCGATCGCCCTGCTGGATTTTCTGCAAGGTTCTGGGACCCACGCGTCCAGAGACAAACTCGGCCAGATCATCCGGCTGCAGCTTGAAATGGCGGATGGCGTCGGGGGCTTTTCTGGTGGCGTAACCTGCAACCTCGGCCAGGAGCTGGGACCGGGAGTGGATGCGCATGGATGCCCGGTTGCCCTCATAGGCATCTGTCAGCATCTGCCGCAGTTTGGAAACGACAATCTCCTCCAGAGTTTTGCGGTGGCGTTCATCCAGCGATACACCCAGGTATCGGTGCAGCAATCGCGCCGCCCACGCCAGAGCTGCCGAGACAAGCGCCCCCAGCAGAGCGATGAGCGTGGGCATCACAGCCTCTGCCAGTGGCGCAAGGTCGATGGTGTAACTGCCCTCATCAGCGGCCAGCGCAGTGCTGGCAAAGCTCAGGGCGGCAAAGCAAAGGGCGCACAGGCCCATTGCAAGGGAAATGATCCGTTGCATCAAAGAGGTTCCTTTTATGAGTGAGGTGTGGCCGTCAGGTGTTGTCCCAGGTGGCGTTGGTGCCACGCCCGTCCACATGGATGAAACTGCGGTAAAGGCCGAGGCCACCGACGAACACGCCGCGATCGCGCTGGATGCCGAGCCAGTCAAAACAGGCTCGCGGGGTGATGCCCGGACAGCTCAGATCCAGCGCGGCAAACTTCAGGTGCTGGCTGCGGGAGGCTCCGCCAATGGCCGTGTTGTAGGCCGCAGAGCGATAGGCAGAGAGAATGACAACCGGGCGTCCGAAGTGTTCTCTCATTCTATCAGCCATGGTGATGGCGGGGATAATGTTGGGCCAGAGCTCTGCAGGCGGATCTGCGTTAAGGCCGTAACCGGGATGCCCGGGTGTTTCATGCGCTTTCCCCTTGCTCAGCAGCTCATGGGGCGCGAAATGGCGCAGGTTGAGGCCCTCACAGAAGGCGGCAAAGCCCTCCACGCTCTCAAGTTCAGTGATGTTCACGGGAATTACTCCAATAAAAAACCCGCCTCGGAGGGCGGGTGGATGAGTTGCGAAATGCGCAACCAGGAGCTGAATGTCTCTGCAAAATGCAGTATAAGAAGAGTGTGGTGATGGGGATGGATTGGCCATCCCCGCCACAAAGGAGAAAAGCATATGAAGTTACAGCTTCTCGCAATTCTCCTTCAGATTATCGTGGCCCTGATGCTCTTAGCGAACATCATACACCACTGGTAACCTGAAGCCGGTAGGCCCTCTCTGACACAGAGGGTCTACTTGGCTTACAATATAGGAGCACAATCATGTCAACGCAAGATAAACTGGCAATCGCCTCTATCGGCCTTTCCATCGTGATCCTAGTTCTGATTGGCATCAACTACGGTTGGTTTTCCTGAAAGCTAAAGCTGTTTATTCAAACCTGGTAGCCTGAGGATGCTATTCTTTGCCGGTCAGGCAGTGTCGTTTCTCGCTTTGGCCTTGCCTTCAATTTCTGTCAGTAACCCATCGCCTTTTGAGTAACTGTGGGTGACGCCTTCTGCGATAAACTCCAACCCGTCCACACCAGGGCGCACACCCGCATATGTGAATGGTTGCCCGGCCAGAAAATCAGGTCTGCCCTCAATTGAAACTGTTGTGGTCACCTCACCGCGCAGCAGCTCTTTGGCACGTGCCTTAGCAGCCTCTCTTGCCTCGCCTTCAGAACTGAAGGTCTCACGGATCTTGTAGGTGCCCTTCCCGTTCGCATCGCCCTGTGCCTCAACACCGACACGGCGGGCTTTGTTCGGGTCCTGATAGTACGCTTTAATCGTCTTGTACCGGCCACGATCTCCAAACCGCACGCGGCACGACCCTTCAATGATCTGGGTTTGCGAGATGGTTTGAACAGGAAGTTCCTTTCCGCTCGCACTTTTGCCGGTTCCTTTTTCGGCAAAAACAAGCCGGCCATCTTTGATAGCAAACAGCGCACCATGGCGCCGGGCAAGCCGTTCAAGCAGGTGCATATCCGATTCACTTTGCTGACCGAGCCACTCATAAACGTGGCTGGCTACTGCATCATCAATGACAGGCTTTAGTCCGTGCTCACCGGCTATCTGCTTCACAATGTCTTTGACCGACTTGTTGTCAAAATGGCGTTCTTTCTGGGTCTTCAGGTCTTCCGTTACATCCGCGCCTTGTCCTGGCACATTGAGGAGATACGGCAGGCACTGCACCTCAATTTCGCTGGCCGTATATTCGCCTTTGTACACCAGACCACTGGTGGCATACCCCATCCAAACCTTGATCTTCGCTTTCGGCTTTGGCAGGGCGACAAAGGGAGGACCATCCTCCAGTTCCAGATCAACGGTATCTGATCGCGTACCTTCACGGTCCACCACACGGATGGAAATCAAGCGCTCCAGAAACAGCCCTGAAACGGGTTTGCCATCGATAGAAACTTTTACGATTGGCCGCATTGTCTAATCCCAAAGCTTCAGCGTGGTTGTCTCATTACCGCTTAAAACCGGCATAGCAATCTTGGTTCCACGCGGCACAATAGGTGTGAGCCCCACAAGGTGGGTGTTTGCCGCCAACACCACTTCAACGCTGCCTCTGGTATGCCCGTAATACTGTGAGCAGATCAGATCCAGAGGGCGCTCCATATCTACCTCAATCAGTTCCGCCATGTGTGCTCCGTGAGTTGAGTTAAAAGATCGAAGCGACAGCTCCAATCACATTAAAAAAGCTGCTGGGGTAGGCCAGCAGCTCGATGGTGTATTCATTTTGCCCTGGCGTACCGATCCGGTCATGAAGGCTTTGAGCTTCTTCAACCCCTTGGATGGTGTGAGATCCAAATACCCGCCCACCAATAGAAACCAACATCAACGGCACGCCCTGCCTGGCAGCAAGGCGCACACCGTCAAGCGTTGTTTGCCCGCCGAATTCTTGCGGAAACAGGACTCCATTGATGCGGACGGTTTCAGAGCCGGGGCCCGTCCATTGCTGGGCATGCATACGCCCGGCAGTTTCCTGCGTGGCCCACCGGGTTTCCAGTGTCCGTTCCAGCTCGGTATAGCCAAAGCCGTGCGCATGAAACAAAAACGGCCCCAGCGCCATGGGAATTGGTCCAGCCATAGCCACTCCATAAGTTTGTAAGATTACATGCCGCCATCAGAATGATACTGGCGGATAGCTTTAACGCTCTCTCGCCCTACATCCTTGCCCAGTGAGCGCGCGTCTTTTCCACTTCCACCAGACACATGTACATGAAGCTCACCCACAAGCGGTGCACTACGAGCTGTACTGCCGGCCCCTTGCTGCTGAGTAGTTGGCGGAGTGAACAAGGCAGCTTGAGCAGGCGGTTGCGGTAAAGACAAACCAATGGGCATTGCAATCACAGCAGATGCCGCAAGTGCTCTGATTTGCTTCAGTTGGTTGTTGTTGGAGACATACTGGCCCTTCTCGGTCCAGATGTATTCCGGTCCGTTTTCTCCAACGAGCGCCGGACCACGGCCTGTGACACCACCTCTTGCAAAAGCCGGCAATGGCTTTGCTCTGGGGGCGTTCGCTGGCACCATCACAGCTTTAATCTGGTCTGCCTTTTGTTGCAGCGCCTGAGCGATCTGCGACGTTTGCAGTTCCTTTTCAAGCTTGGCAATTGTTTGCGTCAGCTGCTCTCGCATACGGTTCAGGGTCATAAGCTGGGAAGCCTCCCGAGGCGTCCCTTTCACCTTGGCAATCTTGTCATCAACGAACGCCAGCTTTTCCTTCGCTGTTGCCAGATCGCCGGAAAACGCTTTGGATTGTTCAAACTTCTCCCGTGCCACCTGCCTTTTTGGCAGGACATCGGGATTGTTCACTATGCCGGCTTTAAAGACCCAATCCGGTAAGACACCTTCAATCCAACTGTTCAGCGCCTTTCCATTTTGAGCGCCGTCTTCTAACTGTTGGAGATAATGAGCCTGTCTTTCTTCATCCGTTTTGCCCAGCAGGTGTAATTCAGTACTTAGAGCATCCCAAACAATCCCGGCAGAACCAGCAAGCGCGAGGGACTTTCCAGCCCTTCCTCCTATTTTTGATTTGCTCTTTGTTTTGGCTTTGTCTTGCTTGTGATCACCACCCAGCACACTATCTGCGGCTTCACCCAGTATCAGTTCACCCAGCAAACCAGATCCACGGCGTCCTCTGAGCTTACTGGTTGCCATCTTCAGGCCAAGGGCTGCAACTGTTGCCGTTGCAACAAGAGTGGTCAGAGCTCCACCAACTGCAATCAACCCGGCCACAACAGCTGCAATGGTGCCTGCAAGTTTGGCCTGATCCGGATTTTCTCTCACCCAGTCACGCAATGGGGCGAGGAACTCTCGGATACTCTTGGAGACCGCCCGAACAACCGGTAGCATGGTTTCACCAAATTCCGCTTTCAGCGCATACATCTCATTGGAAAGCAGTTGCAGTTCGTTTGCCGTGGTCGCTGATTTTGAAGCGTATTCGGCTTCTGTAGAACCGCGATAGCCTGCATGGTCGTTTTTTGGATCGTACTGACCATCATTTTCAACCAGCTTATAGGTGTCTTTCAAACGCTGGATGTTTTCAGTCAGACCACCAAAAGCCTTCGCTTCCTCACCAAAAAGCTGTCTTTCAATTGCAAGGCGGCGGTACTTTTCCACCTCCCCAAGCTTTTCAACCACCTTGAGCAAGGTGCCAAAGGCATCAACCTGCATGTCCTTGGCGACCTGGACAGGATCAAGCCCGACTGCCGCAAAAGCCTCTCGCTTGTCTTTGCTCAGCGTATCTGCACCGGTCAGCGTCTTTGTAACATTCGCAAATGTGGTGGCTACAACTTCAGGGGCAAACCCACCGGCCACCATTGACGACCCTAACGCAAGCGTTTGATTTTGAGTAAAGCCTGCTTTCTTGAAACTCCCGGCCACACGCGAGAAGTAGTTAAGCAGATCAGGTGCTATCGAAGACGTTTTGTTAGAAAGGTGGTTCACCGCATCAACGTAATCCGTCAGCCCTTCTAGATCTGTTCCCAGCGCCGTTCTGGTTTTCGCCAGCACTTCACCGGCAAGCGCTCCATCAATGTCAAAGGAAACACCCGCTTTACCAGCAAGCGACGTGAACTGCTGCAAGTCTTCCTTGGCAATACCCGCTGAGCTGCCAGCTGCCTGCAAGGCAAACAACTCAAGCAACGGCATTGCAATTTTGGTCGACATATCAATAGTCGATTGCTTGTATTTCTTCTCTTCAGCCTCATCGGTGAAGTTTGTTTTGGCCTTCACATCGGCAAAAGCTGCTTCCACATCGATCGCGACACCAACGGGGTTGTACATAGCCCGCAAAGCTTGCTTGCTGGCGTAAAAAGCTGCAGCACCGCCAGCTCCTACAGCCGCTGCCTTAACAGCCTTGCCTTTCATAGCCTGCTGTTTCTGGTCCCGCACCTGTGCCGCTTTCTTTTGCTGAGAGAGCTTGGCATTTTGTGCATCGATCGCTTCACTGGTGTTATCTATAGCAGCGGCCAGCTTGCGCTCTTCAGCTGTCAGGTCTTTTACGTTCATACCAGCGGAACGCATGCCGGTCTTCATATCGACAAGAGACTTGGAAGCTTTTCTGGTCTCTCTTGAGAGCTTTTCAGCTCCCTCTTCAGCTTGGCCATAGGCCCGACCAACTTTTTTCGCCTCACGCGTTGTGCTGGCAAGCTGTTTGGAAAGGGTTTTTGCTTCCTGCCCTGCTTCCTTGGTCTCTGCATTGAGCGCTGAAAGCTGCTCACTCTGCGCAGCCCGAATTGATTTTAGGCCCTGCTCTTCTGCCTTCAGTTCAGCAATAGCAGCCTTCAACCCATCAATAGGTTCCTTAGCTTTTCGCGCCGCTCGCATTTGCTCTTCAAGAGCTTTGCGCGCTGCCTGATTGCTCGCCAGTTGTTTGCTGGTTTCAGCCTGTTCAGCCTTAAAACGCTGCATACGGTCGGCAAGCAGCATCACCCGATCACTTGCTGCCTCATAAGATCCGGCCAGCAATTTGGCCTGATTGTTCAGTCCTGCCAGCTGCTCGCGCCGACCGGAGAGCGTGTCATAAGCTGCTTTGGTTTTATTCTTCAGGCTGTCCAGCTGGCCTTCCAGTTTCCTGAAGTCCCCGAGCTGGTTCATTTTGCTGTTGAGGGTTTTCACCTCACGCACCCATGGCTCGGCAAACTTCTTTGCGGCCTGCGCACTTGCACCCGTGGTCTTTTGAAACTCACGGGTCATGTTGGAGACCACGCGCAAGTTCAGTTGAGTTTCAATCTTGCGCATAGCGTGCTCCAGTTTGCTTTAATTATCGCCGGGAAGTCTCAAAAGCTTCCCGCTTGATCCTCTGGGCTTCATAAAAATAGTCGGTGGCTTTATGCGGTGACAGTTGTTCCACGTGACTGAGCGGCGTGGACAGGTGAGCGGCAATCTCTGCCGCCACCTGTAGCCAGCTTAAGGTTGTTCCGTCACCGCTTCCGCATTTGGGTCTTCGCCCTCACCCGGTCGCTTATCAGGAGGAAGAAACAGCGGAACCGTTTGCATGTCGCACGCGTTGTAATCATAAAGCTTCAGGCGCTTGATGACAGGCAGGCTCACCCCGGCAGTCGCAGCCAGCAACACAGCGTTGCTCTCCAGCGTATCTGCCTCAAACTTTTGAGCTGCAATCATGTCCGCAACCGTTGGCTCGCGAAACACAAGCTCGTTATAGGTCCGCCCGTCATGCTCGACAGGCGATTGCAGTTTTACAGTGATCTGATCCATGTCGGTCTCTTAAAGCTGGAGTGCACTGCGGATGCTGTCATATTGCGACACACCGCCAATCTTCACGTCGAAATCATCCATCTCAATAATCTGGGCACCGTCGATTTCCAGTTTCATTGAGTGGACCGAGACCTGATAATCCGTCTCTGATTTATCACCTGGCTTCCAGCCTCCGGCATCGACTTCACGCAGGAAGCCGCGCATGTAACAGGTGGCGCTATGAGTGGTGCCGTCCTCATCAGCAAACGCCCCGGTGGCGAGAAAATCCTTTTCAACACCAGCTGCCAGCCCGAAGAGCTTCAAAGTCTCAGGGTCAAAGGCTGTCATTTTGAAGCTCATTTCCAGCTTCTCATAGCCAAGGACCACATCGCGCTCTTTGATCATGCCGGCATTGCGCATGCTCTCAGTTTTCACCGTGAGCTTGGGAATGGTGATTTCACTTGCGTTGCCCACTTTGGAATCGCGATCCACGAAAATGGTGCAGTTGCGCAAGATGTATTGCGGTGTCTCTTTCATGGGGGTTCCTTAAACGGAGGTGGTCAGAACACCGTTCAACAGCTCGGTGTAATAGGTGATGTTGCGGTGAGCGATGAAGCGGATATCTTCCATGGGAGCTGGCGGCTCAAAATCCACGGCCAGCGTGATCTTGCCGCCTGCCATGGCTTCATTGGTGTTGCGCTCCATGTCCAGCCAGACCTTACCGCCCAGGATCGCACCTTCAGCCTTCAGCTTGGCCATGAAGGCATTCCCGCTCTCAACCATGAACCGCAGGTTGGCTTTTGAGAACGGCTTGTCGACAAACTCTATGTAAGCGCTGCGGATAGCATCATTGATGAAATCAGCGGTCCGCCGCACAGCCATAAACCGCCAAAGATCATCCCCGCCAGAAAGCCGGTTGCCCCATGTCTTAAAGCCGTCTCCATGATTGATGATGGTGGCAATGCCGCGCTCATTGAGATAGTCGGTCTGGGGGCCATACGCGATCGGGCGGGACACCGCCGTAACACCGTTGATTGTTTTGTTGGAGAGCGACCACCAGAATCCGTGCGTGCGATCCGTTTTTGCCTGCACACCGCAAAAATACGGCGCTGATGGCTTAAACCGGTTGGCATTGAGATCCGTGTCCCAGTCGCCAACCTTTGGATCAACAATAAAGATACGCGGGTGGGCATTTACTTCCTTAAAGTTCACCGCGTCCTGATCCGTGCTATCAGGTCCATCAACTATGCCGATAGCCTCAAGCTCACCCAGAACACCGCCAAGCTCGGCAATCACCGGATCGCCAACCGCGCCAATATTGACAGTCGCAGTTGCCCCGTTGCCATCCCCGTTCAAGGTGGCTGTGGCATTGGTGTAACCGGAACCGGCCTTGGTAATCACCAGTTCCGTGACTGCCCCTTCCAAGACCATTGCAATTGCCTCAGCCCCGGTGCCATCACCTGCAATTGTAACGGTTGTAGCATCGGTATAACCGGCACCACCACTTGTCACATTGATGGATTGCAGGCCTTTATCTTCAAAGCTGCCAGTAAAGCCAGGAATGGCAATCAGGCGCGGTGTCAGGCCATGAGCCGACTGGCATTTTTTGAGCGCGTGGATACCTGTAAGCGCGGAAGCTTCACCGATCACGTTGGAAAGCGTTGCAGCAGCATCTGCCCCTTCTGCAACACGGATCACAAACACGTAGGTTCCCACCTGTTTAAACACCGCATCAACGCCATCGCGTAGATTTCCGTCCCCGAGCAATGCCGCCTTGCTCTGGTCCCCTAAAAGCAACACCGGCTCATTCAAAGGGAAGGCTTCAGCATCGGCACCTTCAGCAGTGCCAATCAATGCGATGGTAGAGGTCTGGGCAATCTCGATAAGAATGGGATTTTCAGCAGATTCAAAGACCCGCACCCCATGGTGAAAGCTGACATCAGCCATTCAATTCTCCATAAAAAAACCGGCCACACAGGACCGGATACGGATGAAACTCAAAAGGAAGGGAAGCGGCTTAAAACTGCTCTGTCAGTGCAACCACTTCAGGCGGGCACTCCGGCCAGCTGGCATCCTGTGTGAAATCCGTGGCTGGGTCTTCAGCAAGCTCCGGGCATTTGGAGCGCATAGCACCCACCCAATCCAGTGCAGCCTTTGTGCTGGTCAAAAGCGTAGCCTCATCAGCGCTTCGGTCAGCAACGACTTTGCCAGCAATGGCAGCAGCAGCCGTTGCCATGTTCATCTGGGTCTCAGCGCTGGCGCGGGCATAAATGCGCTTACGGCATTCCGCTTTGATGGTTGTGAGACGAGCGCCTTTTTGGGCTTCATCAATAGTAGCCTGGGGCACGCCAGCAGCAAGGGCGTCTTCGGCAGTGAAATTCCGGTAGCTTCGACCGTTAAATGTGATGTCAAAGGCATCCATGGATAAACCCTCCTAACGCCTTAGAGCGTTGCCAGATTAGTGATGAGTTGTGTGGTGTTTGACGGGTCCGCAGCATCGGCGCCATCCACGTATTGGCCCGACATGTTCCCGTTCACATCGACGATGTTATTACCCAGAAAAACCAGACCCGTATGGGTTGCACACGCTAACCAACCAAAGCCATTTTCATTGGGAAAAATCAGCTCGGCATCAGAGATGGCAAAATGAGAAAGCGTTTGAACATATCCAGAAAAATTGCCCAGAATTGAACGATAGCGATGATAACCGGGCAGGTCACCGGTGTAGATTGGAAATTCAATATTGACGAAGCGGAGCATGAACCCTGCATTCAAACCAAACGTATTCCAGCCAGACAGATAGGCAGACCCATCTTTCTCGAAGACAGAGGCTTTGAGTTTAGCCTTTCCGCTTGGCGCCCTGTGGCCGTAGATCTGAATGCTCTTGTTTTGAAGAGAATAGCGCTCTGGTGGTAAAGTGATGTCTGAGAGCAGGTAGATGTCAGCGCTGCCATTGATTGGAGCTCGCTCAATGGCCCCTTGCAGGGTAAGCAAAGGCTCCTCAACGGTGCCAAGGTTGCTATTGTCACCATTGAACGCATCCACATAAAGTATTTTATGTGTTTCAGGAAACGCAGCTACAGCGGCCTGAACCTTATGATCAATCTCAGTTTCTTTTGCTTCAAACGTATCAATCAGCTCTGTCGCCTTGCCAACCAGCTTGGTGATTTCACCCGTCAAACTCATTGCAGGATCTCCTTTGTCTTAAAGATGTTTTGGGCATTGGTAAGTGCTAGTGCCCCGGTGTTGGTAATGAGGGGGAGCAGGTCATTAATCTGCTGTTGCTGATGCTCAATGACCTGCTGTAGTTGGTTGGTATTTGCGGTGAGTGCGAGAGTTGCGGATCGTTGTTTTTCCAGCTCAACCACCCGTGTCGAAAGCTTGAGATTACGCAACTGTTCGCCAATCAAAGCCGCGCCAAGTTGGGCGAACTCTTCACCAAAGAAGAGTTGCAGATCCACATCACCCGTTACTTGAATGACACCCTGAGGAAGCGCAGCAAGCGCCAGTACAAAAGAAAACGCAATCGGCACGCCTGGAGTGTATTGAGCTAATGGCGTGTCAGGATCGGACCAGACAGCAAGCAAGGTGCCGTCCTCTAACATCACGCCCAGCTCTGCCAGAGTGAACCCGGTATCTCCGTCAATCTTAGCCGTGATCTCCATCTGGAAATCATCCAGATAACGAGATCCAACAATCTCAACACGGGCCTTTTCTGATTTCAGACTGTTTTCATTACCCGTTGGAGTGTAGCGCGAGGCACCAAACGCCAGGTGTGTGATCCTGGCATGAAGGCCAGCGTCTGAGGCATCAAAGATGGATCGCATGCCAGCGCGCGTAAGTGTTGGATTGATCGCCTTAAGGCTCATGTCAAAAGCTCTCCATGAAGTGAAAGAAAGGAATGCCCGCGACCAGTTGCGGCACAACCAAGAACGGCCCCCATTTGCGGGAGAACCGGCTCAACTGTTTGCGCCAGGAAGGCAACACCACGCGCCATTGTGCCTGCGCTCAACGTAGCTCCACTTTCGGGCAAAACCGTTGCGCCTATGGGCTGTGTGAAGGCGTTGGAACGGCCTGCAAGGCCAATGCTGAGCGATGTCTCAAATTGCGCCCCAATCTGGAAGCTGAAACCGCGTGACTTTGGCTTAGTTGCTGAGATTGTGCTCAGGATGTTTTCTTGCAACCTGGCATCCAGAACCGGCCCATCAGCAAAGATTTGCTCATTGGCATAAGCTGTAATCTCAAACGTACCAGGAACGCCGGAACCGCCCACTTGCCACCATTCCAGCAAGTGCGCTGCCACCCCAAGAGCTGTGAGAGCAGTCTTAACTGAGTATGGAGTGCCTTTGTATTTGTGCACCTCTTTCGAGACAGCCAGCACACGGCGTTTGACTTGCTCAGGCCATTCCCGGTCCCACACATCAACGGAAAGCTCCCAGCCCAGATGGTCAAGCAGGCTTGCAGGTGCTTTCAAAGGGTCCAGACAATCGCGAATAACCTCAGCTGGAAGACCAGACATACGGTCTTCAACAAGGTCCATTGCCACAGCTATATCCGCAGAGTTCGGTGGCAGCACAGTTTGGCGGAGAACCTTATCAGACATTGCGCCACCCTCCGGTGATGGAGGTAACGGTGATTTTGACAGAAGAGGCGTAAGGCGCTTCGAAAGGCCCGACCATCACATCAGCTGCAGGCTTGGTGATGATCACCTCCTCCACACCATCTACTTTCAATGCCGCAGCAAGAGTGGTGCGATAGAGCGGGCGACCTATGGCAAGGCGCGTTGAAATAAACTTTTGCAAGGTTGCTTGCGCTTGTTCTTCAACGATGGAAGCAGTTGAAGCTGACACAACTTGCAGCTCAGCTTCAACTTCATAGTGAACAGATGTCGCAGAGATAACCGTCAACTTGTCACCCACTGGCCTGCGCTTGTCTGATTTCAGGTTCCGATAAACGCTCTCCAACAGAGCATCACTCGCGACCCCGTCCCCAATTCTGGAAAGAACACAAATCACGGGCTCAGCAGGAGGAATTGGCGGGTCCAGATTGTCATCAGGCCCATAAGGCACAACGTCCAGCACATCACCGGAGGCCTGCAAAGCCCAGTAGACGTATGCGCCTTCCGGCCCATAGGGAGAGTAGCTTTCCAGCACCAGCTGAATGCGAGCCCTATAACTCTCGTCATCCTCATAAATGACGTTTTCAGGGTCACTGTCATCCAGAACCAAGCGGGCAACGCCCCGCCCTGCTCCGCGATGGTCAAGATCAGATCCTGTTGCCGTTGCAAGCAGAACTGATTTCACCGCCGCATTGATGCGCGCATTCATGTAAAGCTCGCGCGATGCTCCTGCCTCACTTAAATAGCGGGCGGGCGATGCTGCAATGGAGCGCGCCAGTGCCATGATCTCATCAGCCTCAGCCTGTTCAAAGCGGCCATCACGCAAATGACGGTCCAGCTCAACAAGGCGTGCTTCAAGCAAAGCATTATAGTCCAGTTCCACCACAGCGGAGGGTTCCGGCAGTGTCGCCAGATCAAGCGCAGCAAAGCGGCTCATGGTGTTATCCTGATGTCGGGAGTTAAAGGCCAGAGATCGGCACAGATAAGGTTTGCTCTCCACCTTCCGGCGTGGTGTCGCCGTGATGGCCTCTTGGCAAATAAGTGCCAACCAGGTTCAAGAGGATCTTGCCAGGTTCAGCCTGTGATACGTTTAGGGAGCTTAAAGAAAACCTTGGCTCCCACTGCTCAAGGGCAGTTGCGACAGCTACAAACAACGCCAGAATGCCAGCATCATTGGAAGGCACATCCACCAGGCTTGGCAGGTCAGAACCAAACTCACGCAGAAAAACCCGCGTATTTTTTGGAGTTGAGAACAGCCGGTTGATGGACTGGACCACATGAGCCCAGCCAGAAACTTCCCCGCCCGTTGTCTCACTTAAGTCCTTACCGGCCATGTTCTAGCCAGCTCTTCGAGAGGTGGCCTTGCCTTTAGCAGGGGCCGGCTTCGTGGTCTTCGCGCTTACTTCTGCAAGCCGGCTACCAAGGGGCGGAAGATCAACTTGAGCCTGTTTTTCAAACAACTCAATTTCCTCGCCTTCCCGGCGATAGGTTCCATGCAAGAAGCCTGCACGCAAAACACGGTAGCGGTTTTTTTCCATAGTATCCTCCAATTAGACAGGAGCCCCGGTCTTAGATGGACCAGGTGTCACTCCAGAATGAATGTGGGTGTGGTCTATTGTGGTGCCTTCCGACTTCACATAGCCGGAGTTCAAATCCACATCGCCTGCGGCCTCAATGCCTGAAGGCGTCAAGGTGATGGACGTACCAGCAACGCTGAAAGTCATCCGCCCATCAACCAAGGTAATGGACGCATTCCCAACACTGAGCTGGAGTTTAGCGCCACCACTTGAAACGATAAATTTTGTAGCCCCAACCTGCGCCAGGACATGGTCGTCTCCTTTTGCGCTCGGTCTGGGATTGTCTTCACTTGGCAGCGCAGACCCAATGCGGGCATCGGTTAAATCACCGCTCTCACTGGTCAGTGATACTTGCTGACCAATCGAAGGCGGATTGTGGGTCTTATTGGCGCCGCTTGCCGGCTCGGTCCAGGGTAGCCAGCCCGTAAGCATGGGAGTATCTGAATCTGTCAGCCTGACCCGTGCTTTGCCTTTGGCCGCATCAACTTCAGAAATCACCCCTTCCCGCGTGCGCGAAGCAAGCCGCCGTTTGATCTCGGCAACCTCAAAATGCAGTTCAGCAATTAAGTCTGGCAGGTCCTGCGACATTGCGCGTGCTCCAAGTTACGGGGAACCGGCGCTGAGTGTGCCTTCCGGTTGTTCGCTGGAAAATGTTGCTGAAGGATTGGTCTTGGAAGCGCTGGTCAGTTTCAGGGCATCCGCTTCAAGGCCAGATAGCCCATGAAGGAAGGAAAGCCGGTCATCCTGTTCCCGACCGTTCCAGGCAAGCAAACCTTGCAAGCGCTCACATTGTTCCGGATCACTTTCAGCAAGCTTGGCTAGAAACCGGCTCCAAATCCCGGCCTCAGGCAGTGCTGCTCCTGGAACAGGATCTGCAACCAGCTCAACGGTTAGCCGCAACTGACCACTCACCAACCGCACCCCATCGCGGGCATTGCCATGGCGCAGCTCTTCACAAGCTCGAAAGTCTGGAGCAAATCCCTTAAGCAGCTCAGACCAAGGGTTTTGAGGATCAAGAAGAGCGAACTTGATTTGCCGCGTTAAGGCATCAAGAAAGAACTCAAAGTTGGGACTTGTTGCAGGCACTTCCAGCCCAACGACAACACTCTCACCCTTCTCGTTGGTCTGGGTCATCGCAGCTGTAATACCGAAATTAAAAACCAGATCCAGGTGACCATTTACGCGCAGCGAGCGACCACCCAACTCGCCCGAATTAGAAACATCCGTGTAAACGGCAATAAACGGCCCTTCCTCATCGGTGCGCAAACTTCCATCACTACTCACCTGAAGCGCCGCCACCTTGCTATCAAGGATGTTGGCACCAACTAGTGTTCCTGCTGTTTTTAACGCCTCCACGGCGCAGTGACGCAATGCAATACGGGCAAGCGACATTAGGCTTCTCCGAGTTCAAGAATAATGCGGGAGGCACCGCGATCAGAGACATCAAGGACTTCAAACCACGGGAGGCCAGCGCGGGAAAGTGCTTGCACCTTGTCCCCACTCTTTGGCACCGGCCCGTCATAGTCAGAGCGGGAAAGCTCCAAAAAAGATGGCTCTGCAGAAAGGCTGGTGCGCTCTTTTTTCGATCCCTTAGCAAGATTGAACGCATGCCCTGCACCACAGCGCAAAACCGCATTCACCGCCGTATTTTCGCGGGTAGGATCGCTGCGCTGTTCACCGTCAAGGAAAGCCAGCAAAACCGGCTCTCCCATGACGTCATCCACCTCTTCGGTGAGTTCAGCCCGAAGGTCATCAAGCTCAGACATGATCAGGCATCACTAACTCCGCTGGTGCCAGTCTGGTCCTCAGGCTTCGAGCCACCAGAACCATCACCGGCACCAGTGCCAGTAGACAGGACCTGAGCTGACTTGCCGTTCTGAGAACCAGAGTTTACAGGAGCTTCCTGCGACTTCTTCGTCTTCTCAGGCACATAAGCAAAACCCTCTGCAATCAAGTGATCGGCATAGCCTTCGGGCGCAAGAAAGGGTTTGTCGCGATCCTGGCGAAAGTCTTCATCCTTCCCCATTGATTTGCCGCTCAAAACGCTAGAGCTATAAAGAGAAATTCTCTTCTTCTTCGACATCGACGTACTCCAAAAGCCCGGCGACAAAACATTGCCGCCAGACCTTTCAATGAGATGTTGTTAGGAGGAGTTTTACAGCGTCAGCTTTCGAAGGGCTGCCGGCTGAGTACAAAGCGAAATAGCGTTGGTCTGCACTTCCAGAGACACCCCTTTTCCATTTGCCTGCGGATACTGTTTCGCATAGCGCGGCAAGCCAGGAGTGTTCACGGTCTCAATATAGTCAGCTGGTGCGAACCGCGTGATAAACAGCCCAGGAACTCCAACGGGCACAACCCGTGCCTCATTATGAGCAATATAGGCCCCACCTGCATTGGTACTGGCGCCAGCTCCTGTCTTATATCGCTCAAACGTGAAGCTGCCGACTGTAAAGGTGTCAGGCACTGCCTCGCGAAGCTGAGCTGCGCCTGCTGTCGCCAGGAACGTTTCGCGGATACGCTTGTGACCCCAGAGTTTCAGATGAAACTCACGACCAGTGTAGACGTGAAAACCGTCATAAAACGCGTCCAGACTGTCTTCAATTGAATGCTGAACATCAGTGGCGAGAAGCTCATCCACCTTGGCATCTTCATTTCCCAGATCTAGCGAAATTGATGCGGGGATAGCAATATCAAAACGCGCGTAAAGGTCATGAAGAGTTGTCCCGGATCTGGATTTAACCAGACCCTTAATCGCACCGACACGCTGATGCTCGATCGTCATATCGCAATCAGCAAGGTGACGATCCATCTTAGATGTCACCCGGTCCAGAACCTGCTCAACTTCGTTTTCACTGCCAAAGGCGCGAACGTTCTGAACTTCATCAGCCTTCACGGCATCATCACGCTGATAATGGTCGACCTCAAATGGGATCAACTTGCGCTCATCATCTCCGGTCGTCTCACCAGCTCCACCACGTGCAGTTGGCTCAATAAGCCCCAGTTTCCCATCTTTCAGTTCAACTGAAACCATCGTGGTCGTTACACTATCTTCCTCAAACAGACCAGATTTACTGATCTGCCCAGGTCGATAGGGCATCTGGTTTACAGTTGCAGTCAGGCTTTGAACCGAGAAAGCATCATCGTTAAAAATATCTAGTCCTGGCATATTCGCTGCTCCTATCGAACTTTAATGAAGGCAGCAGCCAGCTGCTCACGTTTAGCGGAAATCTTTGCGGCATCATCAACACTGCCGTCAAAAATCAGCAGGTCAGACTTCACCTCAGCTAAACCATTGACCACCAAGGCATCTGTTGGACCTGACGCAGTAGCTGTTCTAACTGCCAGAATGGCCGTTGCTGTTTCAGCGCCTTCCTTCCCGGCTTCTTCAGCTGCCGGTGACATGACGTACTCACCATTTGCAGTAACCTTGCCAAGCACTGTTCCAGCTTCCAAAGTGTCCTGCCCTTCGGCAAGAGTGACCGTATCCGTACTCAAATTCCCATGAGCGACGGACAGCAAAAAGGCCCAATTACGGGCCCCTTGAACTTTTGTTTCCATGTCGGGCAATCCTATGCCTGTTTGCGAGCAGCAAAAATGTCGGCGCGGTTGAGAGATGCGGTTGTCGTGGTCTTTTGCGAGCCATAGTTACTGGCTTGATTGCTTGAACGGAGCCGCTCTTGCTCATAGGCACTTGCCTGGGTGTTGGGCACATCACCTTCAGGCTTTTCAGTTCCTTCCGTTTTAGCAGCCTTGGCAAGCACCTTTTGAGCCTCCTCAAAGCTCGTTGAAGTCTCAAACGCGAGGTACTTTGCAAGTTCAGTGCGGCCAGTAGCTTCCTCGCAGTTGAGGATCTTACCGATGCGCTCACGCTCTGCTGTTTGAGCATCATCAGTATTGGCCTGCGTTTGGTCTGTCGTAGAGTTGGCGGAGTCGGCACCCGCCGCAGGTTGTGTCGTCATAGGCTGTATCTCCTGATTGACAGTCTGTTGTGCGACGGATGCCGCTGGAGAGCGCTGTGCCTCAGTGCTCCAGTTCATGTTTTTTGAGAGATTTTTCAGCTCTTCGGGGGCATTGCGATATAGGCAATAATTGAAAGGCGCATAGTCTTCAGCCAGGTTGCCTTCAGCAGATGATGCAAACCCCAACTCCACTGCTTCCTTGCCATTCATCCATGTCTCGGCTTCCATTAAGACAAGGATTTCTTCTTGGGTTTTACCTGTCCTTGCAGCATAAATTGCGGCAATAGCAGCTGCATCTTTTTCCAGCTTATCCGCGCGATCACGAAAAGCCTTGGCATTCCCCTCGCCCCAGCTCCAGGGCTCATGAACCATCATCTCCGCACCAGTACGAATGACAATCTCATCACCAGCCATTGCAATTATAGAGGCTGCAGAAGCGGCCATTGCCTCGACATAAATGGTGACCTTGCCTTTGTGGTCTCTCAGAGCGTTGAAACACCCATTCCCCTCGCGAACATAGCCACCGCCCGAGTTTATGCGAACAGTTATCGGATTGTCGCCTCCATGGTGCGCAAGTGCTTTCCTTACTTCAGCAGAGGTAAAGTAATCCCCCCAACCAAAGGCGCCCACGTCCCCGTAAAGGAGAAGCTCGCCCCCGTGATAAATATCAGGCATTTTTGAAAATCCTTAAAAGTTGAGTTCAGCACCAGCGAACTGAGCGAGCCCGGCGGCGAACCTTGCCGCCCGCTGCAAGGCTGCATTTGGCCTCATACTGAGCAATGAGCTTTTGCAACGCTGGTAGATTAGCGGCTGAATAAGTCACTTCATCCCGCCCGAAGCGGACGGTCTCCCGGCGACCACCAGCAGCAACAACAAGCTCAATTTTGCGAAGAGCCGTTGCAACGTCACAAGGCTGATTGATGGAAACCATGTCAGAACCGATTTTGACCTGATCACTCATCGGTTGCCCCTTGCGTTTCGTCACGGCTGACTTCCGCTACCTGCGAAGTCTTTGGCTCATAGGGTGAGCGCATGCCCGCATCCAGATATCGCCGGTGCTCGGAAAGGCGCTGTTCAAACAGCTCCTCCTCGTCGATGCCCATTTCAGAGCATTCATGAGCAAGGGATGACGTGCCATTCTCCAATCGTGTGCTGGACGCCTTCGCGCTTTTTGCATCATCTGCCGTTGGCTTGGCTGGGCCTTGCCATTGAGCCCAGGATGCTTCCTCACGCAATGCAGAATAGGCTTCATATCCGCCCTTGAACGGGATACGCCCCTCACCCACTTCTTCATCAAGCCAGCTTTCGTAAACAGCCTGATAAGTTGGAGCAGCAATGCGCTCTCGCCGCCTGGTCACAACCGGCCAAATGCTCGCATTTTCCATCCGAACACTGGAGTAAGTGGCGTTGGAATAATCCATGGTTAAGCCGCCATAGGTGATCCCGATCGCCCGCGCCATTTCCCGCCCAAGTGAACCTGAGAACGGCAAGTAATGAGGCCCTGGCGTGCCAGCCGTTTTGATTTCAAAATCTTCACCCGGCGCAATATGTGACACTGTTGGATCACTCCCCAAACTCACAGAGCTTTCAGCGGACTTATCCAAGGCGCCAAGGAGATAATCAGAAAAGGATTCTTTAAACTCCTTGCCTGCATCTGTGTCCTGCATTGCATCAATTGCAGCAAAAGCTTCTTCTGATGGCAGCTCGCTTTTCAAAACAGCGGCAAACAAGGTTTGCAGGATCGCGGTTTGCAGCGTGGCATCTTCAAGCATCTCGTGCTGGATATGCTTTCTAAAGGCAGAGGCCAAAACGGAAATCCCACGCACGTCACTTGCGCATGTGGGATCAAAGATATGCAGGACCTGAGCACGTCCAGCCAGATCGCGGGCGCTATATCTTGTTTTAACTGTTTGACCGTTTCTCGCCTCTTCAATCAGATAGGAAATCGGGCGACCATTCTCATCATGATAGACACCTTGGAACAGACGTTCATGCTCCAGTGTGTCCTGAACCAGCTTTTGCGGAGAGAACAAGCAAAGCTTTGTTCCAGCCTTTATGCCGTAACGAGCCCGCTGAGCACTGCCCATATAGTCCAGCATGCCCGTCACTTCGCCAAAGGTGATGTAATCGCGCAAAGAACAGTCAACCAGTTGAGGTAAGGTGAACTTGCCGCGCATGTCGCATTCAGCCTGGTCCCAGGCAAAACGCTTCCAGCGCTGTTTAACAATCCGGCACCATTCAGCCGTTTCCTGCGCATCATAGCCCGCAGCACTTAAATCCGGCTTTGGATTGAGCAGCAACTCAGAGCCAACAGTGTCCGCAATCACCTGATCAACGGCGCCTTTAAGCCGTCCTGAGTTTTGAATGATGTCTCGCGCTAGCCCGGCGCAGCGGCGCCAGGACAAACGAATATCATCCCGGCTGTTTGTGAGCGGTGCAGGACGTGTTGCCAGAACCCTGGACCGGGTATCGCGCAGATATCGGTTGAGGCTGCGCACTACAACTTGCCCTGCTCCCTTCTCAGTTGGAACAGGTTTGTCGCCCCGGTTAAGCAACCGACCAAGCGCTTTTAACGGTTTCGCCATTTCTCGCGCCTCTTCCTGATGCGTTCCTGCCTCTCTGCCCCTTCTTTATCGTGAGCTTGAGCTGCCTTTTTCTTTGGGTTTTCGGAGGGTGTGCTTTCCTGTTTTGCTTTCACAACTTCAGGTGAGAGCAAATCCAGATCCTTTGCAGGCACAAGCCGCTTGCGCAGCCGAGACCAGTCATTGTCAGTATTTGAAGTCAGGCCCAAATGCTCGGCAATCGCCATGGCGTAGATCCGGCAATCAAGGAAGTGGTTGTCCTTCCGGGACTTTTTCCATTCCTCAAGCAACCGGCCCTTCACCAGTTTCTGGTCAAAGTACTCAGCCGTGATTTGAAGAAAGTACTCTTCATCCAGCCATACCCCATAATGGCAGTAACCAGGTGGATCACACTCAGCGCCAGCCGCCATGCCAGACTTATGCAAGCTGCCAAAGAACTCGTGCTTAAGGCCCCATGTTCCAACAGGCCAAAGCTGCGAACCGCGCACCTTTACGCGCTTGCCTCGTTTGTTGACTGACTTCTTCTGCGGCAGTCCGATCGCAGGAACACCGCGCCCACCCTGCCCTTTAATGGCATAGGTATCAGGCCTTGCTCTGCACCAACTCAGCACCTGCTCCATGCGGCCACTGTCACCAGCATCCACCGCCAGACCATCCAGCCGGCGTTCCATGCCCCATGCGTCCTTAAAGCCTTGCTTGTAAAACGCATCCAGCTTGAGCCATGCACCCGCCTTGATGTCATCCGTTGAGCCCTCAAGAAAGTGCGCATCCACGCACCAACTTTGCCGGTCATCTCCAAAGGCCACCGCCTCCACATAGATGCCGTAGTGCTGAACGTCCGCACCGGCCACAAACAACAGGCCTTCAGCCGGGATCGTGCCGCGCTCCAGCTGTTCACGCCGCTCCATAAGCCGTTCATGTTTCGGAGCATTGCCGCGCATGGCATATGCCTTGGCGAGCACCAGATTGGTAAAGTTCTTTTTGGCTGCTTCACTTCGTTTTTCCGCGTTGATGAAGTCCCGCGCGATATCGCCGTAACTCATCATCAGCGAGCAAAATGCATCCACATGGAAACCCGGCTGGCGTCCCTCGCCCGCCTTCAAAGCAATGAACTGCCCTTTGCGAACAGCAACTACGCGCTCAGCCTCTGTAATGGAGTGGCCACATTCCTCACAAAGGTATGTGCTTTCCTCTGGATCTTCGCGATTTATCTGAAACCCGCTCCAGTCCTGCCGTTGCTCAAAGTCACAGGACGGGCAGCAAATATGCCAAAACCGTTGGTCTGAGCGCTTGAAATCGCGATCGATACGGCAATGACCCGGACCTTCTCCATCGTCATCACCGCTATCATGTTCCGGGGTAGAAAGAGCAAAGATCTTATAGGACTTCTCACGACGAAATGCGGTAAAGCGCCCAAAGAAAAGCTCTTCAGGATCGCCGCCATTGTCCGTCTCTTCCCACTTGGAAACTTCGTCTTTTACTCCATACTTGATCGTCTTGGAGGAAAGATCCATTTCCGAATTGGCATTGGCAAGCGACAGTGCGCCACCTGGGAACTTCTTCTCAAAGGTGGTCGAACCTTTACCGCTGCGGCTTGTAATCGGTTCAATCACCTGCTTGGATGTGCGCTTCTCCCATGCCTCAATCAAAGGCATGATCTTCATGGAGTTGGTTTCTTTCAGCGCCTGATCGCCTGGCACAGCGTACAGAATATTGTCGGGTGCGTTTTCCGCCAGGTAGATGCTCCAGGAAAGCCCCAGGATAGAAACACCGGTCTGCTGTGATTTGCGAACACAGACATAGTTGCAAGGGTGATCAGCAGACAGACACGCGGCGATTTCCAGCAAATACGGAGCGTCTTTTGCATTCCAAAGCTCTCCACGTCTTGGGCCGTCCACCAGCTCAATGTTTTTGGGAAGCCATTCGTGAAACGGCAGTGGCTTTTTAGGGCGGATCGTTCTTGCAAGCACTCGCGTAACGAGGCGAGCTGCACCATAAACTCTTGTGTTTGCACCTCGCAAACTTCCCAAAGTTTCCTGCATGGCTCACCTGTTATCGTTAGAGTTCCTCCTGTTGCTCCCCTGCAAGCATGAGTTCTTCTGCACTGGCTTCAGCCCCGACCACACCCTCTGGTAGGTCATCAAACTGTGGTGCTTCCTGAAAAGCAGCTTCCATTGCTTCGGCAATCTCCTCTGCAACTTCAAAGGCAGCATCCTTCAGCGCCAGACGCAGGCCATGGACACCATCCTTGGTGACACGCGCTGCCAGGTCATCCGCTCGATTGGGAAGCCGCGAAACAACGGACTTAATCTCGCCTCCCATTTTGGCGAGCGCATCTTCCATAAGATCGCGGCGCACCAGTGCTCCAAGCTCTTCCTGCATTGCAAGCCGGAGCCGAAGCACCTTAAGCCATGTTTCCTGACGCTTACCTTCGTTCAAGCTTTGCGGATCGGCACCGGGTGCTGCCGGCATACTCCCCTCTGTCGAGGGCTGGCTTGTTGGTGCCGTTGGAACAGCGGGGAGCTTGGTGGTCGTTTTCAGCGGATTAGAAAATCGGGAGCGGATGTGATCATAGTGGGCAAGCGAAAAGCATGTGATCCGCCCGCGCCCATCCCGCTCAACTGGCAAGTTATGATTGTCTGCGTAGTTGCGCACGTTTTTTGAAACAGCTGATTTGGAGACCCCATCCCGATCGGCAACCTGCACAAATGTTGCCATCACCAGTGGTGCATCTTCGTGCATCTGAAAACCTCCACTTCTGGCAACCTTGGCAACCGGTTGCTGGCAACTCTAACAACCCTGACAACTCAATTTTTCAATCTGTAAAACTGACGAAACCCCGGGAGCTGCGCCCCCCGCGGGGAAAGGGTGTTTTGTACGGTCCCTTTTTTTCTCAGCCGCCGCCGCGCCCTCAAAGGGATCGGAGCAGCCGGTCGATTTCGTGTTCCAGACGAGGCCGCAGCTTTTCGTCAGCGACGCTTTCGAGCACGTCCATAAATTCATCTTCGTGGTTTTGAACATCGGCGGCGGGGTTCGGGCCCCACAGCTCGCGAACTGGAAGGCGTGCTGCGCTTGATCGTTTGAATACTCCGGCATGACCAGAGGCCATCGTGGCAAGAAATGTGCCTTGGTGTGTTCCCCAGTTGCGAACAGATACACCATCCCGTGTCTGGCGGACGCTCCCCAGCTGGTAGAGCGGTATCCAACCGGAGCGCATAATAACACTGGCGGTATCAGCTCCTGTGTTCACCGCAATGGTTACACTGCGAATATCCTTTTGCCGCATTCCTGTAGATGCTGCGGACTTTCGAATGACACGCGTTTTGGCAATTGCTGTCGTATGTTTGAGGGCGCGAGCAATGGCCTTTCCTTTGATATCACCGGGCAAGTTACCAAGCCCCCGTATGAGATCATCCAGGTCTCGTTTGTCGAAGTTGACGGTGAACATATTGAGGCCTTAGGAAACAAGCGATGTGTCACTTCTCAATAAAAAACCGCCCTGCAGGTTGTCCCTCAAGGCGGTCTTCTTTCCGCTGTCAGGCTGTCAAACGACGCGGGTCATTTCAAGTCGCGGAGCTCATTTGGAGCAATCTCACAGCCTTCCGATCAAACTCAGGTGCTTGAAACTTCTTGAGTTTGTGAGTTTTCAACATCGGTAGCGCACCGCTTATGATTTCGAGCGCTGCGCACCAGTAGGTGTAGGTTTCCAGCAAAAACTCTTCCAAATCACTCTCAACGGATACCACCTGCAGCTCACAGGCCTGCCCGACGCGGCAGCCCGGTCCGTCATAGTCGTGAGGCTTTGGCAGTTTTGTACCGGGACGAACAAAGAGCTCCTCACCATCAACCCGCCAGTAGCTCATCACTGTGCGCCCGGTCCGATCGCGCTTTTCCTGCAGCTTGCTGCCACTCAGGGCTGGTTTCTCCGGCTGTGTCCGGTTTGCGCCGTAGTAGATCAGCAGGCCAGCGGCATAGGCGCAATCATCGGATTGAGCTGCAAACTCCTTCACCGCGCCATGCACGGCCTCGGCATCCGGATGCAGCTCCACACGTGAGCGCCCGCCGCCATCCACGAAGGTGCGCAGATGCAGCAGCTGCTCAAGTGAGTTCAACGCACACCGGACGTCGAAGTGCCGCGCCTCATCATCGCTCACGATATCCAGATGAGCCTTCTGCTCGCCGTAGGTCCAGTCCAGCAAGCTGACTAGATCAGTCCTGCGGACTTCGTTCTGCTGTGCCTGCTCTTGTTTGAGCCGGCCAATGTATTCCGGTGATGCGCGCAGCGTTTGAACCATAATTGATCTCCTGCGAGTGTTCCGAGGGTACCGCGAGTGTTAAAATCAGACCCTCGCGGCCATTTTATCTTTTAATATCAATTGTTTTTATAACCCTCCGCGAGGGTTCAAGGGTTAGTTGACTAATTACGCATATGAGAAGTCTTTTCCTTAAAAGCTATTCCCCATTCCCCTATATATGCGCAGGCGCGCGATATACCCTCGCGCCCTCGCGGCTATCCTCTAACCCATTCACGGCTTTACGAAATCCGGCGCGAGGCACACGGCGCAACCCTCGCGCATACCCTCGCACCCTCGCGGGCTCAGATACACTCATCCCATAGGCTCCCAACTCATCGTTTCAGAACACATCTCGGCTGGCAGGTTGAAGCGCACATTGGCGTACTTGCGGATGCGGGTCATCACCTTGCGCATGCCCGGTTTCTTCGGTAGTTCGCGCCCTAAAGCTGTTTCCGTAAAAGGCTTTAGGCCGGAGATTTCAGACCACTTCTTATAGGTGTCATACATGGCGCGGCCAGTGATGGAGGGCTCGTTCGGGTCCTCTCCCGGCGGCTCGGCAAACTCCAGACAGGCATCCACAAATTGCTGTATCGGGTCCAGCTCGGTCTTGTAATCCTGCGTCAGGCCTTCCACGGCTGGAGGCACATCCAGCCCTTCCTCCATGTAGATCTGCAGCCCCTTCAGCATCCAGTTGAGAATGCCCGATCGCTCAGCCTCAAACTCGGCCAGCACCTCGGCCATCGGTCGCTTCTGCTCTTCGCTGATGCGCACCGACCACGGCACGATCAGCAAACGCCGCCAGATGCCATAGTCATTGCCTTTGATGAAGGGCTTGTCGTTACCACTCATGATCGCCTTGAAGATCGGCGTCATATCAAAGAAGCCCTGATGCAGCCGGCGCACCTGCATGGGCTCACCACCCGTTAGCGCCTTGATCAGCTCTTCCTTCACCGCCTCACCCTTTGGCAGCTCGGAGACACGCACCAGCCGTTTGCCCACCAGCGTTGCCAGATCCGGCGTGGCCTGGTCACCGCGCCGCTGTCCTGTGCCCGTCACACTTTCCGGGTTCAGCTGACCGGCATAATCACCCATCAGCCCGCAGATCGCCTCCACAAAGGTGGATTTGCCATTGGCTCCATCCCCATAGAAGAACAGCAGCTTTTGCTCTGCTGTCAGCCCGGTCAGGCAATAGCCGGCATACACCTGCAAAAAGCGCTGCACGCCAACATCGGGCTGGAAGAAATCCAGAAACGCCTGCCACTGCGGGCATTCTGCTTTGGGGTCAAAGTTCACCGGTGCGCATTTGGAAAGCCGCATGGCTCTGTCGTGGGCCACAGAGTCCGGCACCATCACCTGCCCGCCTTCTCCATCAGGTTCAGGATGCAGCTGCAGCGTGGCCGTGCGCGTGTTGAACACAAGGTCGTCTTCGTCCATTTCCTCTGGCGCATAGGTCACATGCGGCAGGGCCTGTACAATCATACCTTTGATCTTGTTGGAATTGCCGCTGGAAACTGCAAATTTTTTACGCGCAGTCCGCCTGCCGGAGCGGGCCTTTTTCACGTCCTCCGCATCCTTCAGCAGGGCTTCCTGCTCTTTGGTCAGCGCCGCTTCTTCTGCCAGACGAGGCACCGCCTTGGCTTTTTCCAGCACCAGCTCCTCCCAGGGCTCATAGCCAAGGTAGTCGAGCTCTTCTTTGATCAGCTCTGCCGTACGCTGCGCATAGCGGGTCATCACTTCCTCGCCGCCGGTCAAATCCCAGTGGGTGCCTTTGAAGGTGTAAAACCCCACCTCCCGCACATGCAAAAACTCCTCGCCAAAATGCTCCCGCAGCCGCTTGGCATTGCCCGTATCATTCTGGTCATACAGGGCGCAGCGCGAGAGTTTTTCGGCAAACTCGGTTGAAAGTGGGGTGATGAGGGGATCGTCGCTTGGCTGCATCGCACCCTCAATCGCCTGGCTCATGGTGCTCATGCCGCATCCCTCCCGTTCGCCAGTATCCAGTCATTCATGTCCATGCCCAATGGCGGCCATAAGATTTGCGCTGAACGCTCCTCAAAGCGCAGGCGCCGCACAGCGCGTTCCAGCTGAGCTTTCAGCGCCTCAAGGTCTTTGGTGTCACTGTCGGCCAAAACAATCATGGACCGCGCCTCAAATGGTAAAAACGCCCGGGCGCTGGCCATGTCCGGTTGCCGTGATGGCAACAGGTGGCCAGTACGCACCGGATGCGGCTCGCAAATCCCGTCTGGTTTGCCAGAGCCCACCAGATTGCCAAGCGAGCCCGCACACCAGCACGAAAGGCCAAAGGGCGCACAGGACAGGCAGGTCTCAATGCCCTCACCCACGCCCATCACAGGCGCAGGCGGGCCAAGCCGCAAACTGGTGCCCATATACGGTCCGCGGATCTTTTTGGCCGGCAACCGCAGCCCATCCTCAAGGCTTAGTTTAATTTTGCCGCTTCCATCTGCATTCAGCCAGGTCTGGTGCACTGCTGCAAACCGGCCCTGCTTGTTTTGAAAGGCCGCCAGCAGCGCAGGTCCGTGATGGATGATCTCGAAGCGCCCCTTCGCAGTCTCTGCCCAATACGGCAGATCCGCAGCAAACCGCAGCACCGCGCCGGGCAACGGGATGTCACCCAGCCCCCGCGCCTCGCGCAGGTAGGTTTCCGCTACACTGCCGGAAAGCTCTGTCCCCGCTGAAAAGATTTTGTAGGCCGCCTGACGCGCTTTTTCCTGTGTGGTGGCTGTGCGCGCAGCCGCAAGCACCTTGTTGTCCTGCACCAACTTTTGCTGTTTGTCCTGCCAGCGCTGATCACGGGCAATCTGTGCCCCGCCCAAGGCTTCAACCGCATCAGCAAAGCTGGAAAAGCCCTCAAACTCCATCATCCAGTCGATGATGGATCCGGAGCGGCCACAGGCGGTGGAATAGCAACGGAAACTGTTGCTGACAGGATCAAGCACAAAGCTGGCATTGCGATCGTCATGGTCGGGAAACGGACATTTACCGGAATACAGACGACCAGATTTGCGCAGCGTGGTATGGCGGCAAATGCGTCCATAAAGATCCGCAGATTGCTTCAACCGCAACAATTCGAGAGTGGAATACCGCATCACACCAACCTCCCTTGTTTGGGTGGTCGTGGCGGCGGAGGCGTGCGTTTGGCAGCCTCAACATCCGCTTCATACTGCTTGGCATGCTCCGGACAAAACCACAACTGCTGACGCTTGCCAGCATCATCCACGGTGTAACCACGGGAACCCCAGTTTGTGCAGCCCTCCGCCATGCAAGGATGCTCGGAGTGGCCTGCGACCGTTGTTCTGGGGGATTTACGGAGATCTATCTTGAGGGTCATGCGGCACACCTCTCAACTGGAGCGTGCATGAGTGAAGAGACTCTGATAGAGCGACAACTGGCAAGATTGAGGGCTAAATGGAAAATCAGCGTACGTGGAATATTATCATTTTCAGCATCTTGGGAGCAGCTGGTAGCGTCTTCCTCAGCATATTCATTTTGGATTTTCACATTAGTAGAGCTGGTCTTTGTGCAGGCATATCCATTGACGAACCATGGGCTTGTACCCGCGAATGGATCGGCGCGTTGAGTGGCTGGGCAGCTGCATTTGCAGCAATAGCAGCTGCCGCGTGGGCTGGATACAAGGTTCAAAAACAGATCACTGAAGCACAGAAGACAAACAGAATTGCTCTCCAACCAATCTTTGCTGAGAGTATCGGTTGGATGGCTCGCGAAAAGGAGATTTTGCTGAAACTGAATCGTGAAAGCTCCCTGCCTCACGAAGTTAAAACACAACTTGAAATTTTTCGCTCTGCGCTGGTTGCAATCTACTCTGTCACTTATCCCAACGACATTGCCCGCAACGAGGATCGGCTCAAACGCGTATGTGAAGAAGCTTGGACTAGACTCTCCAAAAGGCGTGACTGCTTTGTTAGAAACCAGCACTATTTTGATGCCGCAAAATTCCTTTCTATCGACTTGCAAGAAGCCAGAGATACCCTTGTAAAGGTTAGCGAGAGGGAATTTGAAGATTGCAAAGATTTTTTTGCGCGGGCGACAAAGTTGATAACTGATCCGGCGATCAAAAACTCTGAAGCGCCGCGATCCGCAAGCATTACTCAGGCTCATGATTTGATCAACTCGTTGGATGAGTTTTTGAGTTCGGAGGAGTTTGAGACAGCTGAAGATAAGAGAATTAAGTTTCTGAACGAGTATTGGCTTGGATTTAAAAAAGAATATGAGCCCATTAGAGAGAAAGCATATGGGATCATTCATCTTGTTCAAAACGTAGATGACAAAAAGTGAAGTTGCATTTTGATAACGCTGCCTCAAAAGAAGACATAAGACATTGTTTGCCTTCACATTAACGGAACAGATCGCATGGAACGGAAAGTTTGGAACCACTTGATCGCTATTACATGCGGCACCTTCATGAGTGTTGTATTTCTTGCGTGCTTTTGGTCTCAGAACCTCACCCACATCTTGAGCGATAATGTTCTTATTTTTTTCGAACCACTGCACATCGCTGACGCTGAGTTGATTGACTGGATCGGAGCGACAAGTGGTTGGGCAGCCGCTTGTGCGGCTGCAGTAGCGGCATACTTTGCCTACAATGGGGCTGTTACTCAAATTCAAAAGCTCGAGAAGCAAATAGGAGAAGCGCAAAAAGCAAATAAGATTAACCAAGCACAACATGTGCCAGATGTAATGCAATACTGCTCTCAAGAACTTAGATCGATTGACTTTGTGACACGCTGGTTGAAAGACATGAGAGATGTTGGTTGGAGAGATGACCAACAGAAACAGTTGCTTTCGAACTATAACAATATTTGGTTCCTGTTCTTTGAGCAAAACGAGAATGCGGCAAAGTATAACCCTGGGGCTTCCTATCAAAAGAGACAAGAATTCATTCAGAAATACCAGTTTTTGTGGGCGTATCATTTGATGATTTCTGAAGCGTATAATGGAGCTCCAATTCCTGACCATGATGTTGCCATCGATGCTTTCTCGAGTGTTCAGGCTGAATACGCTAAATGTCTCAAATCGAAACAGAAAGATCCATTTGCAAAGGAGATTCAGGAACTGGAAGACATGTTGATTGCTTATAAGAACAGTCTCCCTGACAATTGGATTGAACAGTTGCATGAATGGCGAGAGAGTGTGGTCATTAAGTATCCTGATGGGAGCAAGCATCACCCCACCTCCTTCACCCGAAGCCCACGATAAGTCACAATGCGGGCTTTGTTTTTCAGGAAGTTGTAGTCCTGTGAGAGGTGGAGCATGGCGCGACCGAAGGCGGTCTCGGTGATGATGGGGTGGCCTTCTGTGTGGGCCCAGTCTTTGTAAGCCAGGAACATGGCTCGGGCGGTCTTGGTGTAGTCTGGATCCAGTTGGCATCCCTCCTCGATGAAGGTGCGCAGTTGCTCTGCTGAGGATGCGACAATGCCGGTTGGAATTTCGGTTTTGCGTGGGGTGAAGGATGAGACCATGGGCAGGTCCAGCTTCTCCCAAAGCTCGCAGGCAGCGCGTGGACCGGAGATTTTTGCTGCGATCTCCACCAATCTGGATTTGTTGGCAACCTCGGTCAGGCTTCCAAGATCAGCGCGATCAACCAGCCTTTCATTGCTTACTGTGTATGCCCCAGTTTTGCGGATGCTCGGCAGAACGTCGTGTGCGAGCCAGCGCTTAAAGCGCTCTGCTTCTGGTTTGCGCGAACGGAAGATCAAGCGATAGAGACCGGGTTCAGATATGATAGTCATCTGCTGATCTCCAGAGGGGGTGCCTACAGTATAGGTACCCCTCTCATCTTCATCGAGCAGATCAATCGAGTTGCGGGCCTTCTTAATGTCTAGGCAGGTGCAAACATCTTTGCCTACGAACCATGGTTCTCCCTCCAGTTTCACAATGCGAACCAGATTATCTTCAAAGTCCATGTTGATCAGGTTACTCATGAAACTGCTCCTCAATTTTGCTGTGCGATGGTTTCATCAAGGGGGCCCATACTATGGGCCCCCTCGGCAATCAGATCAGTCATGCCGCTGCTCCCCGCTCGGCAGCTTCGATCAGCTGCATCAGGTCGTTGAAGGTGGAGATGTAGTAGAGAGGTTGGGTTTCGCGCGGGTTGTTGGGGCTGACTTGGTTTTTGCCGAAGGACAGGCCCTTTTCTGTCAGCAGTTTGAAGCGCTTTTCCTTGCCACTGGTGGAGGTGCGGGTGCGCTCCTCCAAAATGCCGAGGTCCAACAGCACCTTGTTGACGGTGCGGGCTGAGCGGGTTTCTCCAATTTCCTTAAGCAGAGTTGTGAGCGCCAGACAGGCTCTCTCATTGACATAGTCTGGCAGCATGTTGGTTGCGCAGCCGTGGTTGTTGGCCACGGTTTCAATCATCTTCAGCTTGGAGCTGTCAGACATGGCAAGCGCCCGTCCTGCTGCTTCTGCAACAGCCATTTCCATTTCAATGGAGATGACCTGCGGAGCCCTGTCATAATTGCTGGAAATAAGCCGATCCCGATACTCCAGAAACGCTTCAACGAGCTTACGTTGACCTTCCTTTGATTTCCGGCCACCAATGAATGGCATTGCAATCAACGCCGCCTTTTCTGACAGCTGATACATCGGCTGCTCTTTGTTCTGTGCGTTGAGGTAAGAGGACGACGCAAATTCCCGGAGTCCTATTGTCCCCTCATTAATCAATCCCCGCACGCTTCTGAGCACTTCGTCATGCCGACGCGCAAACACCTCCGCAATCACCAGTGTGTCCGTTACAGGCTTACCATTTTCAATTTTGATCAGATGCTGCATTCCGAAACTCCTTTGACTGGCAAAAGCACGCGGGTGGAGTGCCACGCGGATTGGGTGTGGGTGAAAATCTCTTTGTGGTGGGTGAGAAGAAGGGATTGCAGGGTCACAATGGACTGCACCGCCTCGCACTGATGGGGAGGCAGGTTGTTGCCGAGCGCGTTCATGGCGTGCAAAAGCGCGCCAAACTGGGCCACAGCTAAATCAATACTTTCAAGGGAATTCCGTAATTCGCGGCACGCACGTGTCGCGTTATCTGCCAGTACTACCATGGCAAACCTCCTCGAGTCAGAATATTTCCGACCGCTGGAGGTACCAATCTCTGGCGGCCAGACGAACAGGATTGGTACTACCACCCTCAAGGCAAGTGGCGCGCGTAAGCGCTCCCGCCCGTCTGACCATGAAAAAGCCGCGATCCAACAGGAAACGCGGCGCACGACGAGCGCCAAGAGTTCGGAAGGGGTACCAATCCCCGCACGCCTTTGTGTGACGCGCTCACTGGCAAACCACCAGCTGAGCGGAATCATGACCTGATTTGTACCTGTTGTCAACGAGCTCGGAATCGCGGATAGGTTGCGGATGTAATAAGAATACTGATCCAGAGGCGCTTGTAGATGTATAGTAGACAGGTTGTTACACCAGAAACGTTGGATTTCCGTGACTACGATGAAGCGCAGTGGAACTCTTGGGTCGAGCAAACTCAAGGAGGTTTCCCGAATATTTGGATTGATTTGAGTAATGCAAATTTTGAAAAAGCAATAATATCCGGTGCGTCTCTCGTCCGAACAATTATCAGCAAGTCTGAGTTCATGCAGACCAGCTTCGTCAAAACTGACATGAGTGAAGCCAGTCTCGATTTCTCCACTTTCTTGAACGTCTCTTTGGAAAACGTCAGTCTTGAGCGCGCTAACTTGGAGGCTTTTCAATTTAGAAGTGGGCGAGGTTATCAGGTTAAGTTCACCGACGCAGACGCGAGGCGGGCTGAGTTTGATGACGTGACCTTTGAAGACGTCGATTTTACTAAAGCAAACCTCGAAGCCACGACATTCTTGCTTTGCAGACTTCGTTCGCCTGTTTTTACTCAAGCACGATTGGCCAATGCCGTGTTTGAAGATTGCACTGGAGTTGAAGCCAAGTTTCGCATGGCTAAATTGCAGAATGCACGTATCGTTTCCTGTAACTTCGTAAAGGCAAATTTTAACCGCGCTCGGCTTAAAGGTGCCAACCTTTCGGCAACAAATTTTGAAGGCGCAAACTTCAGATTTGCCAATCTCCAAAACACAACATGCACTGATACCAATTTTAAAGATGCAGATCTCAGAAACGCGATTTTGACCGATACCAATCTGCTCGATACAAATCTGACTAACGCCGATCTGCGCGGTGCAAATCTCGTCGGCTCCATTTATCAACGAAGTCAACTCAGAGCCGCAATTACTGATGAGACAACGGTTTTGAATGACGAACAAAGCCCTGAGCAAAAACCGAGCGTATTGGGAGTAGATAAATTTCCGCTGGTTTTTGGCAGCGAAGAGGACCCTAGCACGTCTAATAAAAGCAAAACCAAAGAGACGATTGCAGAAGCTGCATCCTCTGAGGCTGTGTCCGAAAGCGTAATTGCACCCGCTGATACACCAGATGCAATCTCCGAGAGTTACGCAGTAGATCCACGCGCGAGCTCCCCAGAAGAGCCCGATGACTTCCACAAAAACTATCAAATTATGCGAGTTACCACACCGATCTCGTTCACTAAAGCTGATGGAAGCGAACAAAGGGTCATCCTTGAAAGTGTTGCAATCGCAATGAGAGGCAAAGGAAACAGCCTGAGTTTGCTTTTTGACCAAATTCGAGATGACTTGTTTAAAGACGAAGATTTTGAGGTGGATATAACCGGCAAGACTTGGTTTGAAGGTCTTACTAAGGATTGGCTCTCCAAAGATGAGATGAATGACTGCTACAATGCTGTTCGGAGTTCGATGGAGTTTGAAAATGCCGTTCCGTATTTTGGTAGTTTGAAAAACCTGACACCCAAACAGATGGCGGGCCTCGTCACGTTTGTCTCTACAGTTGGCTTGAAAGCATACACGATCGGTGTCTTGGCACTGGGGTCTTCCATTATTTTCCTTAGGGTTTGCGAAGCATCGGGAGAAGGACTTGCGGACATAATTCGAGCGAAGTGTCAGCAAGTTGTTAGACGTATCGAGGCTAAGGACAAGGAGCTGGAAGACAACTAGATGACCACCTTGCCCCCTGCTCCACCGAAACCTTTCCGCTCCTATTTGCCAGGACAACTGCGTGGGTTTGGGTTTGTTTTTGCGGGTAATTTGTGGAGCCTGGGCGTCTATCTGATTTATCAGGGTAGCGCGTTGCGGGACTGGTTTCTGGCCGGGTTTCTCTGGATTGTTGGGGCGGTTCTCGTTTACTGGCTGGCAACACGGATAAACCCCGTTTTCAGCCCGCTCAAAGCCCTGCTGGTCACCCTGTTCTTTCAAGTGCAGATGTTCGCCGCCATCGCGTTCATCCGCATTAGTCTGGCGGATTTCAAGATTGAGGCCCTCAACCAGCTGACCATCACCCAAATGGTTCTGGCCGTCTACATCCTCATGATCCCCATAACCCTCCTCACCGCCTTCATAAGCTGGGTGAGGCAGAGTTGACCCTGCTCTGAGCGCCTGACCCATCACGCAGCAACCCTCCAATTGCCATTGGACGACCAGCATCCTCTGGTTGAAGACTCAGGGACGCACAGCCTAGTGTGCAACGCAGTTACTTTATGCAGTTTTGAGAGCTGAGATTGATGTCTACATTTGGCAATAACCATCTTACTGGCGTTGACATTGTGAAGGTCACACTGATCTGTTTTGTTGGCATTATTTTTTTGGCGGTACTCTTCTTCGTGATCTTTCCGCCAGGCGGTTTCTTTCCTTTTTGGGGAGGCCCAGAAGCTAACCGAGCTGAAGTTCTTAGAAATATTGGATTGTCTCTTCTCGGTGCAGTTGGTCTGCCGTTCGTTATTTGGCGTAGCATAACCGCTCACAGAGAAGCCCTGCATTCTGCTGAAAATCTTCGGCTGTCTGAGCGAGGTCAAAATATCGATCGAATGAAAAATGCATTTGAGTTGTTGAACTCTGAACTCAGGTTCAGCAGAGAAACTGGCATAATTATTCTGAAAGAAGTTTTCGCAAGCGCTGATGAACTTAGCAAGCTTAGCAACATTCAGGTTATGACTAGCTACTTCAACGACAAATGCAGAGTTGAAAAGAATAAATGGCTGCGAGAGATCGATGGAATTGATAATGAAGGCGAAATTACACGGATGAAAAATAGTCGTGTCCTGCGGCAAGACATTACTCTCGCACTGGAAACGCTGAGCTTTCTTAATAGAAGCCTTCACACTGAGCTGACAAAATCGGTTTCTTTGCAGCTGCAAAAAGCTTATCTTTGCAACTACCCAGGTAGTCAGAGCACCCTCTTCCTCTCCAATGCAGACTTGACCCAAGCAGACATGGAAAATGGACAGTTTGCGGGTACCTATTGGACTAAGGCGACATTGAGTGGAGCAGATTTGCGATCTGCTAACCTGAGGGGTGGCTTCTTCGAAGAAGCTAAGTTGATACAGGCGCTTATGCAGCGCACTGATTTTAGAAACGCTAAGCTGCATTATGCTAACTTCGAAAATGCCATACTTGTCGATGCCTGCTTTGTGGGTGCTGATCTTTCGGAAGCCAATTTCACTGACGCGGTAGTTGTAGGCGCGCTTGTGGAGGAGCAATGGATGCACCTGTTTACTGAGGTTCAACGACGCTCTCTCAATATCGTAGATCACGTTGGAAATATTATCCGACCATCCTCTAGTGAAGATCTTCGCTCGCAATCCGCCTAACCCCCTCACGCCACAGCCCTCCGTGCATTCAGCAGTTCGCTTGGGCGTGGTGCGCCTACCTGAGTGCAGTAGCGGTTGACCGCTCGGCAGACGACGTGGACGCTGACGCCGGAAGCGTGTGCGATGCGCTCATAGTTCCAGTCGAACTGGCAGCTGAGGCCGTAGTAGAAGCAGCCGCGGCAGAAGACATCCTGCTTTCGTTTGCTGTTTGAGGTGAACAGGCGGCCCACGGGCACCTTGCAGGTTTTAGCTACACCGGATGCAAAGGTCCGGACGTCCTCCGGCAAGGCCTTAAACAGTCGGATTTGCGGGGGGAGGTCGGCATCCCTGCTCTGCACCGGATAGAGCGCCACACCGCCCGAAACAGGCACACCAGACAGGATGATCCGTTCAGCTGTCTCTGTCTTGATAACGTTCTCCACGTCACCCTCTGAGCAACCATAGATGCCTGCGATGGCGCGGAGGCTCATGTTGTTGAGGTGGTGCTGCACAATTCTGCGCCGGATTTTGGGGGACTGGATCATCTGGCCGGCTCCCTCTCAATGGCTTCGCAGGTTTTGTCCAGCTTGACGGCCACGCTGATCAGCTCGGCAATTTCTCTGCGCAGGTGGTGGCGTTTCACTTCATCGGCTGTGACTTTGCCATCATCCTTCAGGCATTCAGCCACGCGGGAGAGAACATCTGAGAATTCCTTTGAGAGCTGACCCATGTTGCCGACCCAATCCGGCTCTGCCGCTTCCCGTGGGAGTTTGACCAGCGTGTGGCCGCTCATGCGTGCCAGGATGCGGGTGAGCACGGGATCTGCGGCCTCGTGTTCCAGATCGGCAATCACGTCCACCGGCATGGCGTCATGGCTCTGCTGGTTGCCATAGCGGGAGAGCTGGCACGGTGCGACGCGGGTGACCATACTGGCAGCTTCCACACCGCCATTCAGCTTCACCAGAGCTTTGGAGTAGGCAAACAGGCGGGAATAGTCAGATTCCGGCAGGGTGCGACTGGTTTGTGAGCGGGACATGCAAAACTATCCTCAAGTGTTTCGCTGACAGCGCCGGGGCAGTCTTGCAGACTGCCGATCCAAAGCAGCGGAGCTGAGCTGATGCAGGCAAAGAAATGGAATTTGGAAAAACTGGAGCGCGATGCTGAACGGCAGCAAGGCCATGGCCGGCGACAGATGCAAAGCGCCCTCGCCGCCTGCCGGTTCGCTCGTTGTTTTGCCGGAAGGATCAGAGCTCGATCTCATGAATCCGCTCCTGACGGCAAAACTTGATGAACAGCACCAGGCCTCTGAGTGAGGAAAGCCGGATATCGGCTCCGGTGCGCAATCGCAAATGCAGATGAGGATTGCCGACAGCCCGCTGACCCAGCTGCGCAGGCGTCATGTCAAACTCGTTACAAGCCATGTCGATGAGCTTGATAATGTCGGCTCTGGTGGGAAGTTTGAAGTCCGCTTCGCTGATCTCGGATCTTTCCGTCTGCAT